CGCCAGCGCCGAGAGCGTTGTTCAGTGCGGACTTCACATCCGCCGAGCACCACAGTTCGTCAGCTACCGTCTGATAGCCGGTCCACTGTTGCAGCAAGTCGTAGTCGAGTTGCGCGATGTTCGGGATTTTTGTCGTGCCGACTTCTGTCGGCTGCAAGAGGCCGTTGTACTTCGCCTGCGTTGCCGGATCGGTCTTGCTGATGTCCGACATGTTCAGGAACACGCCCTGAGCCGCAGCCCAAGCGATGATGCCGGAAGTGTCGAGCCCCTGCGCGCTGTGATCCGCATTCAGGCCGGTGGCATTCGCAGCCTGGTTGCTGCTGATGCTCGAACTGTTCACGCCAAGGTAAACAACCGGAATCGTTGAAATGGTCGAAAGGAAAGCGTTCGCGGTCGCGGGAGTCGTCGCGTCAGTCGTGTCGACGAACCATGCCCATGCGAAAGCGCCTTTCTTCGGGACGACGGAAGCCTTCACATACGGCGTCGAAGTGATGGCCGTGACCACCGCGCTCGAGGCGCTGACTTGTCCCATGCCGCCGTTGATCGTGTCGGAATCGACATAAGGACCGGCGTCGGTGCGGGAGTATGAAGGAACGAGGCCCGTGGCTCCTGCGGTGGGCGCGGCCTGATAGCCATACTGCCCATTGTTCGGATAGCCAAGCATCGTGAGTTCCACGACGCGGACGGAAACCGTAGTCGAGTTCGTGAAGCCGGAAGCCGAGCCATCGGTTTGCACGCCCGAAGTTGGCACGGAAGCGGCCAGTGCCACCGTGGGAGTGTTCGCCGTGCCGAGCGCGAATCCGTTTTGGTTTGCCGCGGCGCCTTGGTTGCCGCCGAGAATGATGGACTCTTCCTGAAGATAGAGTTGCTGCAGGCCGCGAATGTGCTCATCCGCGACGTTGTCGGTGTAACCATCGCCAGCAAATTCAGCGGTGAAGGAAACTGAACGCTCAACCCCGAACTCGGAGTATTGAGCGGCGGCATTGTTCTCGTTCGGCAGCGACGTTCCGACGCGCTTGCCTTCAGCCGCGCCAGCATATTGCTGCGAATTCGTGCCGTTGCCAGGCCCGATGCTGGTGTATTTCCAGTTGACCATCGTGCCGTAGCCCGCATTGACCTTGCCCCAGCGAGGCAGCATGTTGCGGAACGGAACATTGATCGGATAAATCAGGTAAGCAGGTCCGCGCAGGTCGTAAAAATTGTAACCGAGGGAAGTCGTCACGCCGGCCTTCGTCATTTTCTCGGCGTAGTCCGCGACGAGTTCTTTCATCAGCCGATTGGCGACATCCGCAGACTTGTTGAAAGTCGTGGTGATGTTGTCCTGCTGTTCAAGGGTGAGACGGCCTTTGGCTTCCAGAAATTCGTTGATCTCGTCGGATCGCTTTTTCATCGTCATGCAGACTTGACGATATTTGCGGAGCGATTCCTTGTGCTCCTCCGACCATTTGGCGATGATCGACTTGGCGATCAAACCTTGCTGGACGATTTCGGTCTCGCCAAAGTTTCGATTGGCTGTCCCGACCTTCATCCCGGCGTAATTTCCTCGCATGTTTTCTCCCTTTCTGAAAGAGACGATCTTGAAATTTGAGGTTAGACAGCCATCGGGTCTTGCGCTTCGCTCGCGGATGCGGCCTTTGTGAGCACCTTGCCGTCACGATCCACAAGCTGAAGCCGTGCGCCAGTTCCGCCGTTGTTCGGCGCGAGAGTCTTTTCCAGTTTCTCGTCGAATTTCTTTTGCAGCTCCGTGGTGGCTGCGGTTACGGCGTCCGCGATGGCCTTCGTCATCTGCTCGGGAGTGATTCCGGTTTCTGTTTTCACTTCGGGCTCCTTCACGGCTTTCGCCATTTCCGCGAGTTCATCCTTCAAAGCCTTAAAAGCCTTTTCCGCTTCATCGTCCGAACCCATCAGGCTCTTGCAAGCCTTCATGCACTTGCCGAGAGCGGCGGCGTGCGCGGTGTGCATCTTGCCCATCTTTTCGTGGTGGGCCATCATTTCTTCGTGATGTACGGCGGCCTTTTCGATGTGACCATGAAGCGCGGCCATGCTGTGCGCCTTTGCCAGCGGCCCCTCGATAAATTGTTTTGTGAATTCCTCTTCGGTAATTCCGAGAGCGGCGGCGCATTTCTTGATCTGTTCAGGGTTCATGGTTTCACCTTTCTCTGCGTTCCGTTGTCTCATACGCTCGGCCAAAGCCGCGTCTAAATCTTTTGCCCCTGTGTTCAATATGGAATCCACTAACGACTTGGACAATCGCTCGATGTCGGAATCGGAGAGGCGAACGAGTGAAGTTTCGGGAACTTTGAACGATTCAACCGTGCCGTCAGCCTTCGCATACTCAATGACAGCGCCAGCCAAACAAGGATTGTCAACGAGAGAAACTTCGCCAGGCTCCGCCGTGTAATACGTTTTCCCATCGGCTTTCCATTTCTTGATGTAGCGCCCACCCTGCGAGAATCCCGTGAGCACCTTTTCCATGACTTTCTTCCACGTCGAATCCTCGACGACTTTGAAAGCCATGCGAATTTCTTTTTTGGAATCGTCGAACTCGATGGATTTGCCCGCACCGACCGCGTGAAGCTGGTGCATTTCGCGCAGCGGCATGATGTTCGCGCCGTCCGTGGCCTTCGACATCTCCGCATTTACTTTTTCGTATTGGGGTTTTGTCGAGGTGTATTCACAAGTCTCGCCATCTTTGTCTTCGCGTTCGGCAGTCACGAGGCCGTAGACGATGCGCTGCGCTTCGTCCACTTTCACGAGTCCAAAGTATTTGAGGAATTTTTCGCTCACGTTTGGATTCTACGCTTGATTGAGAATTTGGAAAGAGCGTGTGACGCGTTAGTACACCTTCGAGAACTGCTGGCGCGAATAATTCTTATCCGCCCAAGTATTCGACGTAGTACGAAAAACTCCATTGCTGCGCCGATACGCTGTTCGTCAGAGTGATTTGAATTGGGGACGCGCCGATAGCGAAACAACCAATGTCGAAGTAGGAGTTATTTCCCGTTCCGGCAAAGGTGGCCGCTGAAGTTGCGGAGGTTTGCCCTGTCTTGGACATATCCACACAGGTGAGCGTTGCCGTGAGCGTGTTCGATATGCCGCAAGTAATGCACACGGCATAACCCTTCAGGCGATACAGGCCCGCCCCGCCGAAGAAATTGGGAATAGAAAGAATTCCCGATGTAATCGTGCCGTTGCCGCCACCGCTGCAAGTTGAACCACTCGATGTTCCTGTCGCACAACTATATTGCACTCCACTTGCCCCGATGCCGCTTGTCGCGCTGGCAACAAAGGTTCCGTTCAAATTCGCGTTTCCCGTCACAGCGCTCACTGTGAATACGCGGTTCGCCAGAACTTCCTCATTGATGTAATTGATACTGGCGGTTGCCGTTGTGCCGGAAAGGTTGTCGCTGGTGAGTGTGTTGGCCGCACCTGTCCAAGCGTTGATTGATGGAATAACGCCCTTCACCGGCTGTGCATTGGCATTGGCTACCGTCACGCCCGAAGAATTGCAGCCGCTGGAAGGATAGGTGAAGGCCGTTGCGCCCGTAATCGAAATAGAAGCGCCAGCGGCGGGAGTGTTCATATTCGTTCCGCCCGCGATTCCCTTTACGATCACAAAATCACCGTTGCCCCACAGTGTTGGTACATTTTGGCCTGTGGTGATTGTGACTACGTTCGCGGAACACGAAGCGGCTGTAACCTGAAGCGGGCCATTCGTATTATAGATAGTGTTGATCGAAATGCTGCCGCCGGCGTTCGGAGAGGAGTTGGCATACACGATGACAGGCTGGCCAAAGCTATGCGCTCCAGTGTCGGCCCCTGGCAAAAAATACCCCATGTAAGAATGCAGGCTGCCACGTGGCGCATAACCTACCTCGGATTGGTTCGCGGCAACCGAGTTTGTAATATCTCCACAGATACCCTGATTAACGCCGACAGTTGCACCCGGAGCCACGGATGGACCAAGGCAACGATCGCCCTATTCATTGGTGTAGAAGCCGCCTAGTCCGCCGTAGAGTTCGGCGCGGCCAGATGGAGCGGAACCGCTGGCACTGCCAACGTCGAGATGCCATCCAGATTGAGCCTGCCCGTTGCAATATTCCTGCAAACCGCCCGATCCATCGCCGTATTTATACCAGTTCCATCCATTACCAATAGAAGCCCCACCACAATTTGTTCCGTTCTGTTCGTTGATTGATGCCCAATGCGCGAAGTTTTCAGACGTGTTTGGGCCTAGTCCAGTGTTGTTGTCAGTTACGAGGGAGATTGGGGCTGAAACTGCACTGGCTTTTAATGAAATGGGACCGGCCGTCACGGCCACGCCGCCCGTCCCTGAATACGTCAGTGTGGTGCCGTCGTTTGTCAATCCAGAGAAACTCGCACCCACGGAAACCCACGCGCCATTTTTGCAACTGTAGACATAGCCGGTTGACGTGTCGATGTAGGCGGGATTTCCTCCCGCGCAACTTCCAATCGGAGGCCCGACGCCGGTGGAAACTCCGTTTTGCGCGAATGCGGGAATTGAAAAGAGCATGAGACAGAGAGCGAAGAAAAGTTTTTTCATTCAGTCCTCCAGAACAGCGATGAGTATGCAGTAGCAGTTCGGATGCGCGAGCGGCATCGTGTCGCCGCTCGGAAACTTCTGGCCGAGTTCACGAATCTTTCCGTCGTTACCTTCGCAGATTGGGCACGGATCAGGACCGGAAGCGATCCATTTCACTTTTGAAACCACACCGGATTTCTTCCACGCATCGACGTTCGCGGTCACCTGTGCGCGCGAGATTTCCGTGCGTGCAATCATTTCGGCGCGAGCATCGGAGAAAATATCCGCGTCACGAATAGAGGAAATTACTTCCGAGAATGGCGTCTTGTCCTCAAATGCGTTGGTGATGATCTCGCGCAGTCGGTCGCGCGTCGTTTCACTGATGGCCCATTTCGCGGATGAATTCGCAACGAGTTCCCTGGCCTCGTTGTATTTCATGCCCACCATTTCGGCGGCACGCTCGGAGGCGTATTCCGCAGCCATGCGATTCGCCCCGGAGATTACATCCGTGTCCGTGATTTCAATTTGCAGCCATGCGTCCTGAATTCCCGATAACGCGGCCTGCTCCAAAGCTGCGCGCGCCTCGGTGGGAAGATGCGCGAATTCCGCTTCGATGGCATGGAATATCTCATCCGAAATACGCTTCGGGTCATCATCCGCCTTTGTGACTTTCTTGATTAAACGGCTGGCTTCATCGACGGCTTTATCTTTTTGGCGATGGAAAACTTTCTTCAGTGCGGATTCAAGGCGCGCCCGCGCGTGACGGCGCGGGGGCGTTTCGTGGGCAGGATCAATCCTCGCTTCGTGTCGCTTTGCTACTTTTTTTTTAGAGTTGTTCGGCGCGGGATCAGGTTTCGGCATCGCATCGGCCATCGCTGCGGCATGGTCGATCTGATCTTCGGGCGAAAGCGGCACTGCGCCTGTCGCTGTGATAACGAGAGGCTTTTCGCCCGAGCCATCGACGTACGGCATTTCGCCGCGATCTTCGCGCACCTCGTCAATCAGCACAGAACCGTTCCGCAAATTCAAATCGTCAATCTGCGCCTGAACGTGTGGATCGACGTCGGCGTCAATCTCGTACTGCGCTTCGTAGTCCGGGAATCCCATGTAGCGCTGCACCATCGGATTCCAAATGCAGCTTTGCGCCCAGTCGAGCCATGGCTCTAAGCCTTCTTTTTCGGCGGCGTCCTGGTTCACCTGGCCGGAGCGCATTCCCATGACGCGCTGCAAACGCTGCGGAGAAGTTCCGAAGCAGTAGCACAACACGCGAATCACGTAATCGTCGAACTCGTCTTTCAGGAGTTCGGCTTTCGGGAAAATGATTTGATCCTTGCCGTCGTCCGTGAAGCCCTGAAGCAAGCGAATCTGCCGGCGCTTCGAGAGAATGCCGGACAGCTCCGCGTTCATCACGTTCTGCGCTTCTTTGATTTTCTCCGGTGAAATCTTCGTGGGCACAATCTGCATGGCGTCAGGAATCGAGCCATCGGTGTAATAGTTTTTCTGGAACGTCAGACGCAAGTCACCAACCATGATTGTGGTGATGGCCTGCTCTACAGGCGACATTCCATAGAGGCGATACGTTTTCAAATTCCGCATCGCATAAATCAGTTGGTCAGTTGTGAGATTAACCCACGGGATTCCCACTCCACCGGATTTTCCTGCATCCCACACTTGCGCGTACGCTGGATCTGGAGGCATTGGAGTTCCGCCGTACGCATCGAAGTATCGCGCGATCTGCGCGCCGTCGATTGCGCGGAAGTCGTAGACCGTACCTTTCGCGCTTCGCCGCACGAGCACGCTGGCGAAGTCTCCAACAAGCATATCGTCCAGCAGCATGCGAATGAACTGCGAGCGATGCTGTTCGGAATTGGGATTCTCAAGACGCGCGCCGATTTCATTCAGGATCGCCTGATCCGGTTTGCGCTTCGCGTAGTCCTTGCCCGACTCGCCCGGTTTGCGCTTCAGGCGAATGTTGAGCGGCATGCGTGAAACTTGGTCCTCAACGTTTTCGATGATGATGCGGCAAAGGTCGTACATCGAAGCGTTGCGGAGGTCGATGCTGGTGTACTTCTCTCGCGCACGCGGGGTGTACGTTAAATTCTGTCCCGGCTGGATTTGTGAAATCCACGGCTGCGCGACTGTGCCGCCAATCGGACGGAACGGTTGCAGCGGTCCAAATTGCTGGTCGATGTCAACGGATGTGATGTTGTCTTTCGGCTGACGGAATATCTGCGCGATGCCGCGAGCTATCGGGCCAAGCGCGACGAGTTTTCCACCGGGTGAGGGCACAAGAGAGTTTTACGTGAGAATTTGAAAATCGGCAAGATTACTTCAAAATCCATTTCTCAGGTGGCAACACGCAATCTTCGTAGGCGATAGCTCCGCAGGTATTGCAGGTCCGCGCGACCATCGGTTTTGCCGTGCGTTCCTCGCGTTTCTCTCCGACTTCAAAGACTGCTGCGGGAATGAAAGACGCCTTGCAGCCAAAGTGTCCGCATGCTGGACACTTCGCGTTCAGATTGACGTGCGGGCCATCCGGGACGTGATTGATTTTCTTTCTAGGCCAGACAAGCATCGTGCCAACGACGGCAATGGAAACGAGAATCGCAATCAACAGTTGAAGGTGAATCATTTGAATAAAAGCGCTCGAACGGCGCAATCTTTCGCTTCCAGTAATTTGCGAAGTCCCGCGCTGCGCTCTGGGTTTGATGGAAGAGTGCTCACCATTTCGTTTGCCAGATCGCAAAATGGTTTACTTACTTTCTGAAGGTGTTCTGGAAGATGTTCGTAGGTAAAAAACTGCAACAGGTATTCGTACACATTTCCTCCCTTATTTTAGAAACTCCATTCGGTCGTGCCGATCATATTCGACTTTCACGTTTGGCGCACCCTCTTCTTTTCCGCAGTTGGTGCAGTGTTTTATTGGCCCGCGCCGCACGATGGAATGCTTCCCGCAGAACGAACATTGTTCCGTCTTCGCGTTCGTCATTGGCTTCATGAGCGTTGACGTTTGCATGGCCTTAGCTTGCTCCTCGCGCACGAGTTCCACAAGTCCGAGCCGCTGATTTTCTGGAAAGAGTTCAGTAAACGCCCACACAAGCGCGTCCATGCGGTTCGGTGAAGTCTTGCTGAGAATCGGGACGTACGAGCACATCTCCTCTTCCATCTTCTCGAACATTCCAACGTGATGAATCAAGCCCTTTTCGTACAGCGCTGCAATGGGTTCGGCGCGCACCATCTTGCCACGCGAGGCTGTGACTTCGTGGACGTTCACATTCGCGTCCACGGTTTCAATCACGCCGCGCACCATGTCGCCGCCGTAATTCGTTTCGACGACAATGCAGTCCGCCTTCAATTCGTAATACGTCCACACGGTTTGCTTGCCCCAAGCTGCGCTTGACGGCGCGAGCATGGATTCATCGCGCAGTAAATATCCGTGGCCGTTCCTGCCGAGGCCCGCGCCCACGATCCCAGCTTCGTTCGTCGATGAGCCTGTCGGATCAACTCCAACGACGATTCTTACGAGCGGCAAAGCCTCGGCGGGAATTTGTGAAACTCTCCTGTCATCAATCGTGGCCATCTTCCAAAGCGAGCCGGGAACTTCTTCCATGTCCTCGGCCATGATTTCCTGACGCCGCGCGAGTTCCGTCATATCGACGGTCACTTCCTCGATGCCCTGTTTTGAGATATACGGATTGTCGTACGACGTGAAATGCAGGCAGAGCCAGCGCGGATCGTCCTTGTGCGCCTTAAACATTTTCGCGGCGTGCATTTTGTCCGTGGCTTTGGAAACCGCTTTCGCGTGCAGGCGTGGCGGCGTGTAAATGAAAAGCGCGTCACCGTTATTGTCAATCAGCATGGGAGCGCCGACCGTGGCCCAAGCGTCTTCGTTCATCAACTGGTATTCGTCGAAGATTAAAACGTCCGCGAAGTCGCCGCGCAGAGTGTCCGCGTTCCATGCGGTCTTCGCGCGGATGCGTTGCTCTGTCCCCGGTAGTTCAATAATTTTATCGCCTTCGTATTTCCGGTACACGCCGAATTCGATGGGCTCCGCAAGTGATTGCACCACTTCGTGCCAGAAGCGCGTGATCTGATCGCCTGTTGGAACGGTGTACAGCACGCGCTTTCCCGCGAGGAATTGCTCGACGGCGTAGATTGCAACGCCCGTGGTCTTTCCGCCTCTTCGACCGGCGCGAATGATTTTTCTTTTGAGTGGCGATTCGAGAAATACTTTTTGCTTGGCGTGCGGCGATGGCAGATGGACGGTGTACTCTACTCGCTGGATGATGTCTTCTTGCGGTCGTGCAATATCCTGATCGTGATTTCCTTCCTCTCCGGTCCCGATATTTCCAGGCGCTCCGGCGCTTTGCCCTCTATCGCTTCCCTGATTTCCTTCGCGCTCCGATGGCCGTCCATCTCCAATGTCTGAATGAATCTCTTGAGCGCGTTCGCCTGCGCCCAAGTCGCTCCTTCGAGGAGAACTTCCTCGCCCGCTTCCCGATTGATTTGTTTCCTCAATTTTTCGGGAAGCGGCTTTTCGGCCCTGGCGTAATACTCGTCCGTGATGGGCCTTTTTTTTGGACGGCCTCCGGCGTTTCCGTTCCATTCATCACCCGACTTGAACGGCTTGAGATTTTTCAGGCTTTTCGGATTCACTGTTTTTTTCATAGTTCTCTGTGAATTCTATTGTCTTCTGGAAGTCGCTGGACGCATCAAGGAGCGCGGCCTCGCAATTCCTGACCGCCTGCTGATAGTAACTGTTTTTAAGTTCCACTCCAATGCCCATGCGACCATTACGCACGGCAGAATAAACCTCCGAGCCGACGCCCATGAATGGAGTGAAAACGATTTCTTTCGGATTCGACCACAGCGTTATACATCTATCAATTACATCAAGTTGTAATGGGTGAACGTGCTTTTCGTCATCCGCTTCGCGTGCAGGCTTGAACGGAAGGACGCGGCCAATCCGAACGTCATCCCAAAACGCTGAGGCGTACTGCCTCCAAATCCAATGCGAATACCGATTCTCGATTTGATTCCCAGTCCATCCGCGATATTTAAGTAGTTCCGTGGGGATCTGGCGCTCACCCGCATATTCCATAAGTCCGTGCGGGTGAGCGATTGGAGTTGGATTATTTCCCTTGCGCCTGAAGACGAGCAAGTAATCGGCGCTAGCCACGCTACATTTCGAGGAATCGTCTACCACGGTTTTATGAGCTAGGTTTTTTGCCATCGTGCGATTGCGGACGCCGAGAGGTTCTTTCCAAATGGAATAGCGGGCAATAAAGTTCCATCCCTCTTTTTCGTGAAGTCTAATAATGTCGCCGGGGAAATCTTTCAGGTGATCGTTTCCCGTGTTGCTGGATGGAACATCCATGCAATGCACGGCAGTCATG